AAACTGTGTGAATGGATCAAATGGATTATCAACGGTTGTTAACATGGATTGATTCATAAAACATTATCCTTTCACGTTTACTGTATTAGATTAGATATTGTGGATGCCGATACACCGAGATGACTAGCAATTTCGGCTTGAGTGTAACCGGCAGCAAGCATTAACTCCGCCTTTGCTTGTTTTGCTTTAGTCAATGAAGTGCTAGTTCTTGGCGTAGCTAATTGTTTAACTCTATTTAGATCGGTGTTACTTAAAATCTGAGTTAACGTGTTGGTACTAATGGCTCCAGATTGAATGGCTGCCCATTCTCGTTCTGAGATTTCAATACGTTGTTTCTTTGCACCAACCCGGGTTCTAGCTTCAGCAAGAGCTTGACCTTTAATCTTTTTAATATCAGAGGAGTCAATATCGGGATTCGCCGCTCGTTTAGCTGAAACCACAGTGTTAGCTAATATCTGGGCCTGTCTTTCTAATGGGGCATTCTTTAGTGCTATGTTTAAATGTGCAGTTAATGATGCTACTTCAGGAGCATATGCTTTCTTAGCAGATGGATCATAAGCGATAGGTTTAGTACTTAACGATTCTTTTCTTGCAGAATTAGCAAGAGCTTTTAAACTATTTGCATGAGTAGCATACACGGTTTCCATTCTTGTCCCGGAAGATAGGGTAAATGCGTCACTTACCTCGGCCATCTTCTTAGATGCCGTCTTACGGGACACAGCTTTACCTTTCTTATTAGTATAGGTTTCATCTGTGTATGAATAAACTTTTTCACCAGAGTTGTATCGATCTAATTCTTCCGGAGTCATCTTCTTAGTGTTGGTTTTTAACTTTCTAAAACCAACCGACGTTTCAGAAGAAGCTCTTGAAATGAGAGTTGATGCGCCACTGCGCGTAGAGCCTTGATATCGTTCTTTGAGCTTGGCGATACCATTATCTTTGTATGATTGTACATGATTAAGGCTATGTTTTGACGAATCGATGATAACCATTGAATGTCTTACGGCAGCAGCTATGTCATCATCATTTGCGCCTCTAATAGTCATGTCGGTTATTAGATTTGACACGTCTCCCATTTTTAATTGCATTGTTCGGGTTATTGGACGTTTCCCACCATAGTCAACTTTACCAGTCTTCTCGTTATATGTTCCACCATCGATAGTCCTCATACCATCATAAGGTTTATAGCTAATTTTAGGATCGAAGTCTTTAAGGCCTTTTAATGATGATTTAGTTTTAATACCAACACTTGGAGGGTTCGGTATAACAAGTACTGTGTCTCCGTCAAAGTCTGCCCCAGACAATCTCTCTGCTACTTTATGATTAATTCCAACGGCATCCTTTGCTTGCCCAATTGAATTCTTAGCTGGTGCATACCTATTATTGACTACTAATTCTGGGATCTCGAATATTCCACCATGTGGATATCTAATAAGAACCACTCGTTCGCCGTTGTCGTAATTAGGCGCAAATATTTCATTTTCCTTCATTCCAGGAAACGGTAGAATAACATGCCATCCTTCTCGTGGAAGTGCGGCCGCTTTTAGATGGACGGCCGCTGAATCACAATCGTCAGCAAATGAATCAAGAAGTCTCTTTTTAACTACGGGATTGTTTAATGCTACAATCTCATCGAATTCTTCTTTTTTACCAGCATACGTTAAGTCTAATTGTTTCTTTGCGAGACTTGGTGTCTGCTTCGATAACATTTGCGAAGATAAACTTTTAGACCATTTTTCTTGCCATTCGCCTTCTTCGTTAACAATATTTAATGCTTTTACGCCAATACAAGATTTAATAAGTGTTTCTGATAAGTTCATTTTTTTAGCTATTTGATCGTATGATAAACCATTCCGTTTTAGCTCTAACATATCAGACGAATTAGGATTCTTCTTTCCGTCTTCAGTTATATGATGCTGTTGTCTAACGACTGCTCCAAAAGGGTTATCTGGATCATCTTTCATTTCTTTGAAAACTTTCTTTGGATCGGTACCCTTTGGTTTATTGGTATTGTATATGATGTCAGCGCCTTTTGGAACATCATCACTATACATAGCCATCCCTTTCATATAATGAGTTCCATCGACACCGATACGAACTTGTGCATACTTAGATTTACCTAAAGATAACTCTTCAATGCCTTTTCTCAATTCAATTACTCCATCTTTATCAGAGCCGCCTTCTTCCCTATACCGGATATGCACCCTGTTTGAGTTAACGCTTCGTATAGGTTCAAGGCCTAGAAACGATCTACCACCATCTTCGGAATGATCCGTAATTGTCTTAATATTATCGGTGTTTTTATATGCTTTTGAATATGCCTCTTTCATCGATAAAGCAACTTTCAATTCGCTAATATTAAGTTCTTTAGCAATATCAGAATCGGAATATCCTGAATTTTTTAATTTAAAAATGGCTCTGGTCTGAGCTTTTTCTGGTTTAGATAAAACCATTACCGACGTCTTTTTCCCAGTTCCAAGTTGTTCTACCTGATTGTAACTAATGATATAACCTTCCGCTTTTAACATTTCAATTGAGGTTTTTAATTTGGTTCTACTTATACCTATATGTCTTTCGGTTCCGACCCCAACATCAATATAACCTTTTTTTTCAACATTTTCTTTAAGCATGTTAGCCGTTGACTCGGTTATGGTGGAACGCTCTTGAATTGCTTTATCAAGTAAAGCTCTAAAAGACGATTCATTAATGCCCATGCGTTTTCCAGCAGCGACATTAGAATAACCTTTATCTCTTAATTTGATTGCCTGGGCGACATCGGCTTTACGCAATTCGGCTTTAGCTATTGACTTTCTAGATCGAAGCTGTTGAGTAGTTATACCAAGACCTTTACATATATCAACGTCACTAACGCCTTTCTTTTTCAAATCATCAACGTACCCTAGGAAACTTTTATTTCTCTGTTGAGGGTCGTCTCCAGATCCCCATGGATATCGGCCGGAATGGTGGGGGGTCCCATAATGCAATATCTCATCAGGCATGGTCATTCTCCCATCTTAATTTTGTCTAGTTGTTTATCAAACATTATGATTTTATCCATTATATAGAGAATGTCTTCAGGCAGTGGCTCATGAATTAGTATCTCGTCTAATTGATAAAGTCTAAGCTCTATACCTATGGTTCCAGGCTTCATGTTGTATTCCAAACAGAATAAAGCCGCATAGACTTCGAGTTGACGAATTGACGATGGAGTAGATCCAGTTTTAAGATCATGAATCCTAAGAATGTTTTGACGAAACGATATGGCATCAGTGGTTCCAAAACAATTCTCAGAATAATATAATATTTGTTCTGTTGTCATTTTGTAGCCGATAGCGTCATTGATATAAAGGTTTAGAGTCTTCTTGGTTTTAGGAAGTTTGATACCGAGTTGTATACATTCATGTGCAAATTCATGAAGTCGAGTTCCTCGTTGTGCAGCTAAATATTTTGAGTATGACATAGCGAGTTTTTCAGTGTCGTAATTTACCCAGTGGTATTTACTAGCGCTTAGGAATGCGTGTTGTCCGTCGATGTCCAAATGCTTTTTGAAGTTCATGTAACACCTCCTCTTTTATTTCTGGATAAATAACACTCGCATATGACATACCGTCAAGTAATTCTAGATAGTATTCTTGATTTGGTTGGAATTTAGATTTTGCGTTTTGCTTACATTCTAAGACTGCCCAATTATTTTTATATAAAATTAATAAATCAGGAAACCCTTGAATGTAGTTGGCATCATTTTTTAAAATCACACAACCAACAAACAACGTTTCAAGTTCTTTAATAAGATTAGCCTGAAATGCACTTTCTAACATGAGTCACCGCCTATATACAGAAAAATAAAAAGAGGCATATCTCCTCTATTATAGCATATGTTTTTCACGCGAGGGCTACATCTTCATAAAACGATAAGCATTGAAATCTTTCTTAGCCCTTATGGCTTTTGCTATTGATAAATCGATACTAGAATTAGATCTGAGATGATAGTAATATAATTTAGAAAATGGCGTGTTGAGACGATCGATCCGACCTGCTGCCTGAACCATTATTTTATACGAGTAATTCTGTGAATAGAAAATAGTAGTGTCAGTCTCAATACAATTCCATCCCTCCGCCCCAGCAGAATACTGTACTAGATAAATCCAGGTTTTTCCTTTTGGTACGTCTTGGTGTTTGTGACCGTTCCATTCATTAGACGGTATTGACAAAGACGATCCTAGAGTTCTAAGCATTTCCAGTTCATAATCAAAGTTGTAAAATATAATTACTTTAGGATGAGCTTTAATAATTTTCTTGACGGCATCTAATCTGGCTGGATTGCTATTCACAACTTTACGCATTAGATAACATAATTCACCAATGGCCTTAACGGGTCTATCTGCAAATATATTCCATCGTTTAATCATAACTTGGTTAAACATTTCTTTATCAAATGGTACGACTACTGTTTCGGTAATTGACGTAGTTTGTTTCTCGTAATGCATGATTACTGTGATCTGATCACGTTGTTTGGTTAATCGTTTGGTGCCTATAAACTTCTCTATTTTTGGATATTTAGTAAATCGATTATACACTGCGTGTTCTTGGAGAAACGCTGTACGATTTTTGTAGAAACCGTTTGCCAGGAATACCGGAATATAATCGCCCCATGTATCTCCAGGAGTAGCACTTAATAGAATCCAACGATTTACTTTTGCGATTTTCAAAAAAGATTTCACCCAAGTTCCAGAACCAATTAATCTTTGTTCATCAAAAATAAAAAATGAGTTTTTAACACTAGCATATTTCGGTAAGTTATTCCATGAATCAATAGTGACTTTTACATTGTTGATGCTCAACTCTGGTTTTCGCGAAAGCATTAACGGAGCACACTCTCCATCCCATTCCAAGGAATCACGTTTCTTAGCTGTTGTAATAATATAAAGATCTTTTGGTTTCTTCATCGCAACGGCGTGACCTTTATCGTTGATCTTTATTCTACCGTCACAAGCTTTAACAAAAAAATAAACTAAGGCTGTTCTGGATTTACCAGAGCCGACTCCACCACAAAGGATGGAGCCAGACTTTAATTGTTCTATGGCATCAATTTGGTAGTCTCGTAAATTAATCGCCATCGTGCTTACAACTACCGTCACAAGCTTCGCAATTACCGCAACCACCAATAGATGCAGCGGCACTATCTGGTGAGTTGACGTATTTATGTTCGAACTCATCCTCGACTATAACCACGCGCATCGTTTTAACATAAGCTTTAACGCCACTCTTAGCATTCTTGGTCCCCTCATGCATGGACCAGTTATATGGACGAATGGCAACGTCAACTTCTTGGATCTCAGCCCAATCTAATATGTTAACAGAACTGTCGTCAAGAAGATTTTTTCCTCTACTTGAAACTATCGTAATCTTTGGCGGTATATTTGCATAACTAACTGCCACTTGTAAGTACGCTTGTCTTTCGGAATTGTCATCTTTAGGTTCTAGCCAACGTATGTTCCAGCCATCCTCTTCAAGACGATTGACCAGGGGGGTTTCAATAAATACACAGAAATTTCTTCTACCTGCTGGGTTGAACTGTCCCTCTTTACCTGAGAAATTACGAAATCCAATACGGGCATTCTCGATTACGATATTGTTTTTAACAGTCATTGTTATTATCCCCTTTCAAATTAACACCAGTTTAATTTCAAATGAATTTAGGTAACGGTTCTAAATATTCAACAGTTTTCCCGTGAGTTATAGCATAACCTATTTCCTCACACATGGCTCGTCCAATATAACCGTTAACATTTAAAACTAAAACCTTATCACAAATGTCTATTTTAGTTTTATGCAAAGTCATTAATTGGTCTTCTGACACAGTTAATTTATCAGCGTAATGATTAATTTTAACTGGAGTCAGAACAACGTGATGTTCCTGTGTTAGTTTACGATGTTGCTCTTCAATTTCTTTATTATGTTTCTTCGAACTAACAATTGTTATTAACATGTCGACTCCCCTTTCAAATACACACCAGAGGTGCAACCTTTACAGAATTCGTGTTCTCCACATTCGTCTAAACAACAGAAATAATATGGCATTTTATGTTTGATTTGACATTCTAAACAGAACCCATTAGCGTCTCGTTGTTTCTCTACTCCGCATTCCAATTTAATACTCCTCTCAAAACGGCATACAATCAAATCCTAATTTACACTCAGTTGGCTTTGATGGTTCATTAATCCAGTTTTCACATTCAAAACATATGGTTGCATGGGGACATTCTGGCCACATGCGGGCGCTCTGACCACATTCAACCTCTTCTGAAACAAACCATTCGAAATCTCCGAATTTTGAAATGTTTTCTACAGCATCATCCACCAATGATTTGTAGTATGAGCGATCTATATCGTCTTGTTTTCCGAGAGTCTCAACAACTTCGGCTTCAAGCCATCGATATCCCTTGGTACCGTTTACAGCGTAATACTTGCCTTCTTTCTCGCGAAGTAATACGCCTCCTCCCCTCCCAGGTTTTATCGGGCAGAACGATCCAACTTTTCCAACGAAGTGATATTGATGGGCTCCTTCCCCAAGTTCTTCATTCATATCCAGATATATTGCGGTGGTAACCGATTTGGTTTCGCGCATATCTTTGAATGTGATTAGCTCTTTACTAAACAAGGTCTTAAAAACATATGGATGCGCGAATTGAGCTCCAGTCGCAGTCCACCCGTTTGCTCTTATCAAATCCTTGTCTTTGCTATTTTCCCAATCATCAATTCGAGCAATATATACTGCGTCGTTTACGAGACAGAAGCGACTATAGACATCTTCGATCTCAAAATTATACCCATATTTCTTACCAAACTCTATAACAAATTCCATTATTTCATCTGTGGCATTTGGAATTTTGATAGAGTCG